TACCCCCGTGCAGTTCGCCAAGCTTTGCGCGATGTATGTGGATGAAGACAAAAGAGAAAGCATCGGAGACATTATGGACTTGCTAACCGCGAAGTAGAAACAAAACCGAGATCGAAACCCCTGAATTTTAAAACATAGTTTACAACTAAATGAAAGGAAGCATTTTGTGACAAAGTCAACAAAGCTCGAACTCAATCCGCGTATTACCGATCAACAACTTACAGACCTTATTAAGGCATCTCCGAATTTAACGGCAGCGTTTGGCGAGCGGTCTGTTGCAGATTTTTGCATCGAAGACAATCAACCAAACGATGCTGAATTGGAATTATACGAAGCTCTTGTAGCGAGCTTCCAAAAAATAGTTTTGAAATAAGACGTATAGTTTTAAGGTGCGAAAAAACCACATCCAAGTGGTGTTTTAAAATATCATAGTGTAATATATCTTCTGAGCTAATGGAGATGTACTTATGGATATGCCTACCCGCGCCCATATCTGGGCAACCCTTACAAAAATTGACGTAGCTGAATTTTGCACTGAGACAGAAATTCTTGGTGACCAAGTGCTTACTTATTTGCCGTGGATGAAGGCGCATGAAGTAATGATGAGCGCTTTCCCTGAATATCGCTGGGAGTTTACCGAAGATCCTGATGGTCGAGAGTGTCATTATTTTAATGATGGCTCTGCCGAAGTTCGCTGTCGCATGACGATTGGCGATCACACAAACATCACCTACTTGCCAGTTCATCGCGCAGGGAAAGCAATTGAATCTCCCTCAGCAACCGATATTAACACTGCCAAGCAGCGGTGCCGCGTGAAGGCGATGAGTGAATTTGGCTTGGGCTACACGATGTGGCTGAAGTCGCAGATTACAGAGCAGCCTGCTGCTAACGACTCCGAAGATGTTTCTGATCCTGAACAAAGTACATCCCCTGAAACAAAAGCAGCAGAAGATGCAGAAAAAATTACAGAGATTTGGCGCTTGTGCAAAATTAGCGAAGCGAAAACTTTGTCTGCTGCACAAAAGAAATACGACAAATTGAAGATCCAACTAGCTAACAGGGGTCTGACTGACGACGGGGAATACTGGAAGTTGCTTTGCAATAAGCGTGGATGGAGGACTGAGAAATGAGTCTGGCTATCCAAGGGTCACCGGAGTGGCATGCTGCAAGAGCCGGTAAGATTAAAGCATCTGTTTGTGCAGCATTCGAAGGCAAGCATCCGTACATGAAATCTGAGGATTTGGTTCGCCAAGAAGTCAGAGCTTTGGCTGGCGCAGAGAGTGAATTTAAAATGGTTCCCGCTGTTGCTCACGGACAGATGATGGAAGACCACGCTCGTATCTTTTTAGAAGAACTGCAAGGTTACACCGTTGAAGAAACAGGTTTGGTTGTTCATCGTGATTATGATTTTCTCGCGGCTAGTCCTGATGGTCTCGTTGGTATAGATGGATGTATTGAGATCAAGTGCCCGTTTCCACCATGGACTAAGGCTCCCTATTCAATATTCGATAAGAAACGAAGCATGTATCTGATTCAGGTCTATATGCAAATGGAAGTGCTGGATGCTGAGTGGTGCGATTTTATTTGTTATCTCGCAAAAAATGAAACGGCAGAACCGCAGTACACGCTTGAGCGGGTCGAACGTAAACAAGACTTCCTGACTGAGCCGCTGAGTCGCAAGTATCTACCTCAACCTGCCAAGGGAACTATCAGTCGGCTGGACCTATACCATTGCTGGCACAAGTGGATACAAGAGCAGCATCGAGATGAAGTCACCCGTGCTGTTCATATCAACCCAATTAAGAGCGATGAGCCAGAAGTCATCAAGCATGATGAGGAACTCAATCGCTTGACTGCGATGCAAGACAGAATCGCGGAAATCAAGTCTAGAATTGGTGACGATTTAGAAACTCTCGACGTGCTGGGTAAGACCAGTGAGTCGCTGAAAAAAGATATTGCCACACGGTACGAAGGCTCTGTCAGCAACGGCAGAACTACCGTGAAGGTGATTATGAAGAACCCGCCCATCGACTACCGAAAAGCTTTCGAGTTTCTTGGTGGCGAAGATGAGGTGTTAAACAAAGACGAGTCTATTGATTCTTTTAGAAGAACGACAGGCGCAATGCAGGTACAAATTCAACATGGAGATGTCCAATGAGTAATTTTGAAGTTCATGCCGGAAATGGTCGGCTGTACAAATTAACCCCAGAGAAAAAGCAAAAAGAGTTAGACCGCTTGAAAGTGCTACGGGAAGACAAAGGGCAAGCTTGGGCAACTGACGATAAGGCGCATGATTACGATGGATTTCTCCAGATCGGGCAGAACTTTATCGACTGGTTACAAGAAGGTTTGAACCAATCAGGCAACGATTTGACGCGCATGAACTGGAAAGGAAAGGTGGTCAAAACGGATAACGGTGCCGTACTGCAAGTGAGAGATGCTTGGATAGGTAACGGCATGATGGATCTTAAACAATTTACGGAGTCAGGCGGAAAAGCGTCTGGCAGTAAACCTAAGTCTGCGCCATCGTCTGACGATGACTTCCTCGATGATGAAGACATCCCCTTCTAGGATTATAAAATGCCGCTACGAATTACCAGACCTGCCGGTTCCGTATTTTACGGAGGGGAAAACTTAGATTCACAAAATCTGGAATCTACATTCGATCATCGAGTGTGGGTGCGAGGCGTTGTGGATCAGGCTGGACGGCACGAGGCTCACCTGAACATTCACACAAGTCGAGAAGGTCACCGTGAACACATACTAAAAGCGGGTGATGAAGGTATCAAGCTGACTGATGATGTGTGGGTTGAGATGAGTGGCATCCAGCCACATTACACCAAGCCCAAACTTAGATGTCCCGAATGCGGTCGAGCCGGTGATGAGACGGCGAAGTCCTTCATGCTTCCGCAAGCTTCATTAATCGTGGGTGCCCCCCGCAAATATCAAATCGTGCGCGACGACGCAAGGAAGAAAAAATGAGTGAACAACCACAAGTAATTAATATCGATAATGTGCCATACCTTGTCGATGACATCAGCGATACCTGCAAGCAGATGCTCAATACCGCGCAGCAAACCAACGCCGGTATTGATTTGCTCGCTGCTCTGCTGACCGCCGCACAAAAGGGCGCGGAACTGAATATGAAGGAAGCGATCAAGCTGCTGCCAGACCCCTATGCCGCAGACGAAGAGTCCACAGAGGCTCACTAGTTTCCCTCCTAGAGGGTACGGCGCACCTCCTCGTGTCGTTTTTGGCAAGCGTTGCTCCACTTGTCCCTCGTAAACGGAGCTTTAGATTAGAGACGACTGGTGTTAAATTAACACTGCTGTCGGTCTCTTCATCTGAATTAATGGAGAAAACCTATGGATAATTTCGTTTCATTTAGAGAGGTGGCTGAAGAATATCTTTCTGCGCCAACTAAGCGCACAGGAAAGAGAAAGCAGAAGTACACCATCGACATAGTGAAAGAGTTGATTGAAAGATGGGGTGACCTGTCGATCAAGGAGTTTGAGAAAAAGTTTCTTTTGACCAAGTTTTTTGGCGAGCTGTCACGACGTAATAACAGGTGGACAGGCGAGCCAGTGACTAACGGCTTCATCAACAACTACCGAACATACACTCGCGCTGTTTTAGTTTACGCGAGAGATGAGCTTGAGGTTATTGATCGAGTGCCAAAGTTTGAAAACTTGCCGGAAGAAAAACGTGAGATGTACTTAACGCCCGTTCAGTGTCGAGAGTTGATGCGATGGCTAGATGAGCTGAGAGCTGACATGGTCGAGTTTGCGCTGTGTTGCGGACAACGCAACAAGACAATCAGAACACTCAAGTGGTCAGCTATATCACCTGACTTTACAGTACTGCATTTGGCGGCGAAGGATGCAAAGAATGGAATCACAACTTCGTTCCCCATGAACAAAGACGCACAAAGAATTTTGCGCCGTCGATGGGATCGTAAGAATTATCTTGAGGAGAGGTACCCGTATCTTACCAAGGATAATCCAAAGGGGATTGAATATGTGTTCG